CCAATAGCAGTATCTTCAACACCAGTACCTTCTGTTGCAGAATGTAAATTAATGTCTGGGTCACCAGTAGCAGGTGTTTCAAAACATTCCATAGTTACACCAAAGACTGTACCTTGGTTTGCTGTTGTTATCCTACCTATGTATGCTACACCAGAACCATCTTTACCAATAATATCTCCAGCAGTACCGCCAGAATTTAATCCAGTTAGGTCAATCATAATAGTTGTTTTTACTATATTAACATTAGTAGTTGTATCGCTTTTAAGTCTTTCTACTTGAGTAATATACACTGCTGCTGTGCCTTCAATACCAGCGCCTCCAGCAGCTTCATTTGCCATTTTACTACCACTAGTTACAGTTATTGCACCAGTAGTTGCATTTTTTGAAACAGTTTCAAATCCGTTTTCAGATCTGACTGGACCGTTAAAAGTTGTTGTTGCCATAATTTTTTACCTCTTATAAAGTTTTTTGCCCTATGGTCGTATAAGCGTCTGCTAGGTCAGTCCATAGGGCAAGTTAAATCCTAGATTAAGCTCCTTGTGAGCCGTAAACACATCTTGGGTCTGAGAAACCAAAAGAGTATCTCTCTCTTGCTTTAAATCTCATATTTCCTGTGTCAAAGTCACCTTCCATCTTAGTAGACATAGGCATTCTTTCAAACTGAACGAAACCTCTTGGTGCATCTGTCTTAATAAAAAATGCATCAGTGTCTAATAAATAGTGGTTGACAGTATAACCTTCAGGAAGCATTCCCATGTTCTTCATTGCGTTAACGTCATTGTCAGCAGTGCCTGATCTTAATGTGGACTCTAATATTCTATCAGCTATAAATTGTAGATTTGATGGAATTATTAGTTTTAAACCACGAACAGAAACTCTTAAACCACGCTCATCAACAAAACCAGAAATGTCAATTAAGGCATTTTCTAAGCTTGTTTCATTTAAATCAGCTGCAGTAGTAGGTTGGTTTCTAAAAGTGCTACCGTTTGTTAATGGGTGTGAGCCATTACATAAAGAAACACCGTCACCACCTGTTATTGTAGCGTCAAATGCGTTGTTTAAAACAGATGCTGCTTTAACCTGTTTAGTATTAGCCATGCTTCTAGCCAATGCTTTTGTATATCTTGTAGCTAATCTATCATATAGATTATCTTCAATTGCTTCTTCAGTTATTGAAAAAGCTAAAGCAATAGTTTCATGGTTATACCTTGCAGTATAAGCTTCATTTGCATCGTCAAATGCAACTGCGGAACCTTCACTTTTTACAGGAGCAGAACCAAAACCACTTAACATTACTTCTTCTTCGAAAGCTCTCTCAGAATTTTCTTTGTCAAATATTTCAGTGTGCTCTTGTTCGTATCTTTGGTACTCAAGGCCAAATAAGGCATTAAGACCAGGTTCTAACTCTTTAGCTAGTTGTGCTCTAGATATTGCCATATTCTATACTCCTGTTGTAGATACTGTACCTTGGGCTATAGAGCCGTTCGGTGCATTAAAGTGGTTATTAATACGTACGATCAATGGTACTCCTGTAACTGTAAAATCTGAGTTTTCAGGGTCTTCTTGAACTCCCAGAATACGTAAAGCAAGTCCAGCAGTAGCTGCTGCATTTTGTAAATCTGCTGTAGCAGAAGATATACCAGTTGTGTTATTACCACTGTTACCATTTATTAATGGACAGTTCATAAAAACGTCAGCTCTTACTAAAGCTTCTGTATTAGCGCCAGTGATATCACCAGTTGCTATTAAAAACAGTTGCATTGGGTCGTCGTACACGAAAGCCTTTACTGGATGATTACTATCGGCTCCAGATCCAGGCCAGTTATTTGATCTTATTACTTCACCAGTAGTACTAGATACATACTCACAACCGTAAAATACACCAAGTATAGAAACTGTTCCACCTGCTGCAGCTTGTAAGTCATCAATGACTCCTGCTGCTGTAGGTATTACAGGCATCCCTTGGTATAATCTATTGGCGTTGTCATATGCAATTCTATATTCTGTCATACCAGTGCTGTTTGTATCTTGACCTAATTTTTTTATTGGTCTTAATCCAAACGCTCCATTAGAATTTGCCATTCTTTATCTCCTAAATAATTAAAATTTAGCTCTCACTTTTGCGAGAACCACCAAAACTTACACGACTTTGTCTTTCTGCCTTGTGTATAGGCATCGCAGGGTGCTCTTCACGAGCTAAATCATTATCAACTGCTTGCATCTGATTGCGAGACTGATCTCGAAAGTATCTTGAGCGTTCTTCAACGGTTTCTACTGGTATACGTGCTAAAAGTAAACCTCCAACACCAATAATTCCAGCATGCTTTCCATCTTCAATGGAAGGTACTTCGAAGTCAGGGTATTCATCTTTACGAACTAATTCCCAGCCTTCTCTTCCTTTAGCTGAAACATTTTTTCGATCATCAAAACCCATAACTTCAGTTCTTATCCACCTATGTACATAACCTTCAGGTGGTTTAGGCGCATCCAACATGGATGGTGGCTTCCAAGGAGCTCTTCTTACGTTATTATCACGAGATTGTGCTTCCCTAGATGTTCTTGTGTTTTTATTTGTTTGACTATTCATTTAAGCCTCCTGTCTAACATATTTTGCGTATTCCTCTACGGGAACACCTAATCGTTTTGCCATTGCAACTTGAGAGGCGGATAGTCTCACTGTTTTTTTACCCCCTTTGTTGCGGGATTTAGAAGAAGTAGCCGAAACTACCTTTTGACTTCCTCCCGTTTGCTTCTGTCCTACTTTATGAGGGAACTCAGAAGCTATTCGTTTATCGAGTTCACTATAGTACTCATCTGATGTGGGGTCAAACCCTTCATCCTCAACTAAACGTCTATGAATGCCAAATGATGCATATGTCATAACTTCATCTTGCCCAAACCAGTCGTTTTTGTTAGCCCAAGCCTCTGCTTTTGGATCTGGACGTGCATTTTGAGCAGGTTGTTGAGGTTGTTGGGCAGGAATTGGAGAAACTGGTGCTTGATTCGGTGTTTCTGCCTCTTCTTTAACAATTGGTTTCTTTAATTTTGACTTTTCAACAGTTAAAGTAGCTAAACTTTCTTGAGCTTCTACTATTTTATCTGTATCTCCTGAGTCATGTGCATCTTTTAAAGATCTTTTTGCCGCTTGTAACTGAGAATCAACTCTTGAACCAAATTCTTCTTGATATCCCTTATCAAGATTAGTTAATCTAGTCTTTAAAGTTTCATTTTCTTTTTTAACATTCTCGGCAAATTGAATAGCACTTTCTTTTTGGCGCTCTTCTTCACGCATTTTTCTAGTAAGTTTATCAATTCTATTTTTAACGCCTGAACTGTAGTCTTCTAACTCATCTTTACTTTTTGTTTCTACTTTTTCTTCAGGCTCTTGTGTTTCGGTATCGTTTTTTTTATCTTCTAATTCAACTTCTACCGCTTCTTGTTCAATATTTTCTTGTTCTACTTTTTGTTCTTGTTGCATGTCTCTTTATCTCCATGAAGTTGCTTTATTCTTTCTGTTTAAACGTGTTTAATGTCATCTGGTTCTAATATAGTAGCAATTACTTCGTCATCATTAATAATTCTAACTTCACCGCCGTCTATTTTAAAACGAGATCCTGCGTAACGACCAATACAAACCCATTGACCTTCTTGACACCAAGAAGTAGATTCTGGCCCAAACTTATTTGGATCTTTATACGCTAAAGGTCCAACTCTTAAAACATAAGCTACTACTGTTGCTAGTTGCTCACGCTCTCTGACAGTATCAGGAATGTAAATACCTGAGTCTGTAGTGGCTTTACCCATATAAGGCATTACCAATATTCTCCAACCTGTAGGTTGAGGAAGTCTTTCTTTTAAATTTTTCTTAATTAAACCAGGATCAAGAACTTTAGTATCCTTTGGTCTGTATAAAGGTTCTACATTAACCTTTTTTTCTTTCTTATCTTTATTCGCAATATGTTCTGGCACATATAGTGTTTTACTCATCGTCGTTCTCCTTGCTTTCTAATTGTTCCTTTATTTCTCTTTCTGCAAACTGAAGACCTTTTAGCTCTCCAGTTATGTGTTTGTAATCTTCCATCGTTTTAAAAGAACCTGATAAAATAGTTTCTTTTGTTAATTCTATTCTTTGTTGTATTCTTTTTAAAAAAGAATAAGCAAAATTTATAGAACTCATTAATAAACTCCAGAAAATCTTCTTCCTTTTACTTGAACAGATGGAGTACCTTTAATTTCTTGGTTTCTCACTTTACTATTCATGTTTACTTTTACATCTTTTGGACCAGGTGTTATTTTTTCAACATAATTAGATGTTTCACGTGAAACATATGTTCCAATTATAACAGTCATAGTACCACCATGAGCAAAAACTCCTCTTCCTTTGAGAATATCTGCTTGGGTTGTTTGACCGTCTCCTGTTAAATCTGGAAATTGTTTAGCCATGCTAGTTCCTCCTTTATTAAAACCTTGTGCATCGTTCATTTGTTTGCCTTTTTGTAAAAGGTCGTCTGCTTTGTTTTTTGACATACCCATTTGTTTAGCCATTTGAGATCTAATACCACCTTTTCTTACCATTTTTTACAACTCCAATATCTTGCAGTTAATTTAGCAGGAGGAGCGGTATCACATTTATGTCTCGCTCTAAAGCTTTTTCTTCTCTTAGGTATGTTAACTTTTATCTTCATATTTGGGTCACCATATCTTATTAGCCTTACTTTGTCACCTACTTTAGCAAGTACAGCAAATTTTTTCTTTTTGCCCGGAGTTCTTTTTGGTTTGTTATAACCAGAAAATTTTTCTCCTCTGTAACTTACTGCCATTAAAAAATACCTTTAAAGGTTCCCCCTCTATTCATTTTTACTTTAACTCCACCTTTTTTTCTATTGGTAATAAAAGTATCGTCACTAATCTCATTTTTTTTCTTTTTAGGTGTGACTGTAATATTTTTTATCTTATTATTTTTCTTTTTATTTTGCGTACTAATAACTTTGGTTTTACTCATATCAGTATTTTTTGTAATTTTACTTTCATCACCAAATTTTCTAGATTTTACTACTACTGGTTTAGTAAATTTACTTAAAGGACTTTTGTTATCATTTTTTTTCTTAAAGATTGTTGGAACATTGCTTTTTTTATTAGTTTTATTAGTTTTAGTATTACTCTTAACTTTAGTTTTACCACCTCCAGGAATAACTAAACCTGCTCCTGCTCTAATATTATTTGGGTTTTTAATACCTTTATTAGCTGCCATAATAGCAGCAACAGTTGTTCCTTGTGATTTAGCTATACCTGATAAAGTATCATTTTTCTTTATTGTATAATCTTTTCCTTTTGTATTAGGAAAAACTTTATTTTTTGTAGTAGAGTTTTTTGTTTTTACTTTTTCAAATCCAAATTTTTGTCCTACTTTTGCATTACTTTTATTTTTTGCTTTAAAAGGATTATCTGTTTTTTTATTTGCATCAGGTTTTTTATTTTTTTTACTTTTAAACACAGTTGGTTCAGGTGAACCTTTTGGACGAGCACCTTTACCAGGTTCAAGCACTGGCTTTGTACCACTACCAATAAAATTTGATATTGCTTCTTTTATACCTCCGCCGTTTTTCATTTTCTTTTTGCCCATGTTACTTCCTCCTTGATTATATTTATCTACTTTTGGGTTTTTATATTTTTTTCCTTTATCTTGATTTT